ATACTCCGCCGGGAAGTCCAAGTGCTGGCAACCTTTGGTGGGAGAGTGATACTGGCAACCTTTATATCTACTATAATGATGGGACGTCGAGTCAGTGGGTACTTGCGTCCCCCGCTGTGAGTGCGGCGGGAATTGGCGCGGTTGCGTACACGCCACAAGCGCCAACGGTGGCGCAACAGACAGTGGCGAGACAGAACATCTATGCCGCGCCAGTAGATGCGCTGATATATAATGGCATCCAGATCAACGGCTCATACGAGGTAGATCAGCCCAATGGCGGCGCGGCTGTTGCGCTCCCTGCGGGAAGTGGCTTTGCCTATTTGGCGGACAGTTGGAGTTGTACCAAAACCGGCGTCAATGCCTTTACTGTGCAGTTGGCGGCTTCGGCATTTCCCGGTTACAACAACGAAATGAAGCTGACGGTGACGACCGCACAACCCACTATCGGATCGGACAGCATTGGCCTCCAGCATCGGATCGAAGGTTACAGGCTTGTAAAGGCCGGTTGGGGCACGGCCGTTGCGCAGCCGATTTCAGCGGCAATGTGGGTCAAATCGTCGGTTGCGGGGGTGTTGGTCCTTCAGCTCACTGACAACATATCAGTAGCCCCCTCGATCAATGTCACCATCATCGCCGCCAATACCCCACAATTTGTTACGGCTACATTCCCTGCACAGGCAAGTTGGGGCGGATCGAAAACGAACGGCCTTGGCGGGATTTTAAGTATAGTCCCGATGACAGGTGGTGCCATGAACATTGCCGCGACCGTCGGCAACACATTTGAAGTAACGGGGCTTATCATTCTTCCCGGTGTCGATTTGCCGTCCGCAGCCCGCGCGCCGCTGATTATGCGCTCATTCGACCAGGAAATTCAGTTTTGCAAGCGATACTTCTACAACGGGGTGCCGTCGATTAAGGGCGTTGTCTCAAGTCCAGCGACCAGCGCATTCCGGTTGTCAGCCAATCACCCGGTTCAAATGCGGGCGACACCGACGCTGGCGATGACGGCTGCGCTCCCGGTATTCGACGGTGCGGCTACTTCGACCTGCACCACCATCGGAACCAACAATTCGACACCCACGGTGCTAGAGGTAGATGCCACCATCGCAGCCGGTCTGACGGCAGCCCGGCCGGTGACGACTTATCAGGGCGCGGGCGGCAATCTCAATGTTGATGCGAGGCTCTGATGGCTTTTGACTTTCCCAATAGTCCGACTGTTGGTCAGACGTGGCCTACGACGCCTGTCTCGGGCCAGCCGGTCTATACTTGGGATGGCGAGAAGTGGACGAGCGGCGCGGCGTTCGGACCGATCTACGTCAATGACAATCCACCGGCAGCGCCGCCGGGTTCGTTGTGGTGGGAGAGCGATACTGGAATACTCTACGTCAACTATTATGATGGCAATTCTACTCAGTGGGTGGCGATTGCTGGTTTGACGCCTGGCACAGTACGTTATGATAGCGCGCAATCGCTGACGGCAGCGCAGCAGGTTCAGGCGCGGCAGAACATCTATGCCGCACCGTTCGATGCGCTCGCCTATAGCGGCATGCAAATCAACGGCTCGATGGAGGTCAGTCAGGAGAACGGGACGACTTCTATCCCACTGACAAACGGCGTGGTGAAACAAACAATAGATGGCTTTATCGGTTATGCGGCGTCAAGCGCAGGTGTGTTTTCTTTACAGCAGATAGTGCCACCCGGAGCACCGTCGTTCGGAGCGGCTTTTCAGAGTTGTTTGCAGATGAAGGCCACGACGGGGGGCACGCCTTCGGCGGGAGAGAGTTTTACGATAGCCCAAAACCTCGAAGGTTATCGCGTTGCTCGCCTCGGCTTTGGCAATTCAGCAGCACAGCCCATAAGCATAGGGTTTTGGGTATATACCACTATCGCTGGCACAATGGGCGTGCAACTTGGCAACAGCGCAGGCAACAGGAATTGTTTTGCAAATGTTGTCATCAACAGTGCGGCGACGTGGGAGTTTAAGACTGTCACCATCCCCGGCGACATAAGTGGCACTTGGTTAAACACGAACGGAATTGGATTGCGCTTGCGGTTTTGCTGTGGCTGTGACGCTGCCCTTCAAGGGACCGCGAATGTCTGGGGTTCCAGTCTTTTCCTTGGGTCGTCAGCGCAAACAAATTTCTTCGTGACGACAAATAACGTCGTTTGCATCACCGGCTTGGTCGTTCTCCCCGGCATCGAAGCCCCATCCGTCGCGCGCGCGCCCTTCATCATGCGACCGTTCGATCAGGAGCTGCTGCTGTGCCAGCGTTATCTGGAGCCGATTACGATGGGGTCGGTTGGACAAGTATCCTCAACAAGCACCGTAATTCTATCAACGGCATTTCGTACTATCAAACGCGTGTCTCCAATTCTATTGGCACCGGCTGGCACGGTCAGCGTTTATGCTAATGGGACTTTCAATTCGACGGCGGCACCTACCATCGGCGCGGGCGACTTGACGGGCGGCACGATCAACGCGGGTGGGTTTAGCGGCATGACCGGAAACCTGACAGCGTTTCTGACAGCACACCCCGGTCTTAAATTTGATGCGAGGCTCTAATGGCATTCGATTTCCCTAACTCGCCTACAGTTGGTCAGACATACTTAGGCTATGTCTGGGACGGCTTGGCGTGGCAGGTGCAGGGAAGCGCCGCGGTAAGTGGTGGCAATTTGAATGGAACGGGATTTTATGCGTTTCGTTCTGACGGTTATTACGAGTTCATTTTAGGGAATACAAGCGCACCTGTACACACATATGGATGGGCTGTTAGTAGCTACGATGGTAGTTTCACTTTAGATGATATAACGCGTGGAGCCTCTGTACTTGTTGGTGCTGCTACAGGCGAAGTGAGTATATCGCAGGCACCACCTGTTGCAGATAATAGTGCGAAGGTGCCTACAACGGGATGGCTCGCAACGAATGGTGTGCGCAACGATATTGTACAGACGCTGACAGGACCACAACAGGCGCAGGCGCGGCGGAACATTGCAGGCGTTGGCACCGTCAAAGTCCAAAAATTCACCGCCAGTGGTACTTACACGCCATCACCCGGATTGCTCTACGCGACTATCGAGTGCGTTGGCGGCGGTGGCGGGTCTGGCGGTGCAGCCTCGACAAGTGGCAATGGGGCCGCTAGTGGCGGCGGCGGCGGCGGCGGTTACTCATATAAGATTGCGACGGCGGCACTGATTGGTGCCTCGCTGGTAGTGACTGTTGGCGGTGGTGGCAACGGTGGCGCTGCCGCCGCTGGAACGGGCGGCAATGGTGGTGACACCAGCGTCGGCGCATTGTGCATCGGGAAGGGTGCGACCGGGTCAACTGGTGTTCCCGGCAATACTCCGGTTTTCGGTGGTGCGGGAGGTGTATCTGGGACCGGCGATTATTCAATACCGGGCCAAAACGGCTTCACCGCGCTAGGGTACGGCATCAATTCGATATTCTCACCTCCGGGGGGCAATGGTGGTACGAGCGGCAAAGGTTTTGGGATGGGCGGCTCTGGTGGTATGGGGTCTGTGGGCGGCAATGGCGGAAATTATGGTGGCGGTGGCGGCGGTAGCAATTCGTTCAACGGCACTGGAAGTTTTGCGGGCGCTCCCGGTGCTCCCGGCATTGTAATCATCACCGAGTATTGTGCGACATGATGCGAGATTTCTGATGGCATTTGATTTTCCAGCCGCCGCTAACGCTGAGTGAGTTCAGTAAGATGAAGGGTGGTCCGTGACCCAACTCAAGCAATGGGCTAAGGAAAATGCGACATTGGTTTATTTCCTGATTGCGCAGGCTCTTGCACTTGTGTCTGGTGGTGCGTGGGGGTTGTCGTATATGGTGAATTTGGAAAATCGAGTTGCGACGATGGAGACGCGCGGCAGTCCGCATCTAGCGGTAGTCGATAATCGTTTGACGGTGTTAGAGAGTCAGACGAAGGAGAACAAGGAGCGATTAGAGAGAGTTGTAGATGTGATGACTAAGAGACTAAACATAAATCCGTAGGAGGAAATTATGGCGAATCTCGGTTTGATACTTCTGGTGTTCGCGTTCGTAATCGCGTGTATTGCGACGCGGATCGGTGCGGTGGGCGCGTGGAGCTTGCTTCCGATGGCGATTGCGTTGTGGATCGCGAGTGAGTTGATTGGCGGGCTTGGTAGAGTTGCGGGAGTACATTGATGAATATCATTATGTCGTCGGGGCACGGGAAGTTTGTTCGTGGGGCCAGTGGCGTCATTGATGAGGTCGATGAAGCCAGAAGGGTTGTCGAGGAGGTTGCAATATGCCTCCGCGATGCTCACGTTGAAGTCACGACGTATCATGACGATATTTCTACGACGCAGAACGAGAATCTTAATCGGATTGTGGATTTTCACAATATGCATGAGAGAGACTTAGATGTCTCTGTCCACTTCAATGCTTATGTTGAGACGACGAAGCCGATGGGCACTGAGGTGTTGTACGTGACACAAAACGAACTTGCCAGTCAGGTGTCGTTGGCGATTGCGAGTTGTGGCTTTGTAAATCGCGGGGCGAAGAAACGAACTGATTTATTTTTCCTCAACAACACGAGTGAGCCTGCGATACTCATTGAGGTGTGTTTCGTGGATTCCGAGTCTGACGCACAGGTGTATGATAAAAACTTCCACGATGTCTGCCTCGCTATTGCGAGTGCGTTGTGTGGAGATTCTGACATCGCCCCGTCACCGCCAACGACTGATGCGCCGCTGGTGGCGTTGATTGGAAGTGTTTCGTGGTTTGGCGGGCCCGATGATACGGGAGTGTCTGAGGATGAAGGATTAGCATTCATTCAGCAGATAGAACAGGCGGAGCATCTGTTCTTGCCGTTCCAGCCAGAGGATACCAGTGGTCTCGCGAGGAGACTTAATCCGCACGTCCACTATATTGCGTGTCGGTGGAACTATGATAAAACGCCACACTCGATGCTACTCAGTGGTGTGGCGTTGGTTAGAAGTGTGCGATCTGGAGTTGCGTTGACGGCGTTCCCGGCGGATTGGGGGCCGCACGAAAAAACGGGACGGGTGGCGGACATTAGTCCGTCACTTATGAAGGACTTGGGGCTGGAGACTGACGACGAAGTAGAAGTTATATTCCCATACACTGAAGGAGACTAAGATGCAGTTCAAAATCAAGTTGGTTACGAATCCGGGCGATGAAGACGTCGCGAGGGCAGCGGTCAGTATGATAGATGCGAATGGGGTCGAAGACCTCAATCAGATCATACTCGAAGGCGAGAAGATCGAATGCACAGCGGGCATATCGGCGGGGCAGAAACTGGTCATTCGTGATATTGGACCGGTCATCATTCATGACACCGACGAGATGATGGCACGGACGGCAAATGCGGAGGACCTTAAAGAGCTTAAGGCGAAGGCGAGACCTCCGGCAACAGAGGCGGCGCCGAAGGGGCATGATCCGACGAAAGACCCGAAGATTCAGCCAGCGTCGACGTATGATCCCACAAAGACTCATGAGGCTCCGAAGTCGCAGATGCACGATACGAGTTCAAAAAAATAGAGGCTACAATGCCTGTTGTCGAAATCAATGATCTGGCCAAATATGGTCAGATCAACGACATAGCACCATACATGATTCCGCCGGAAGCGTGGACGTTAGCGGAGAATGTCCGTTATTTCAAAAACGCTCCGACGGTGCTGGATGGTTGGTCGGCGATATTTGGAACGCCATTGGCGCCCCCTCATTTTTCGTTGCCCGTTAAAAGTGCGTCACAGACGTGGTGGTTGTACACGTCTCTCACGAAAGGTTACGTGTTCGATGGGACGACGCACACCGAGATTACCAGAACGGCGGGTGGCAACTATGCGGCGAATGATACGGCGAATTGGAATGGATTTGTATTCGGCGGAACGCCGATACTTAATGATGGAGTAGACATTCCACAAATGTGGAGTGGAGCGTATTCGACAGGACTGAAGTTGCAGAACTTGGCGAACTGGCCCACGACGATGCGTACGCAGATTATGCGGAATCTAGGGAGCTATCTTATTGCGTTCAACATTACTGATACTGGTGTGGTGTTCCCACATCTGATACAATGGTCGAATCCGGCGCAGCCGGGGGCCGTTCCGACGAGTTGGGCCTATGGCGACCCCACAGTTGAAGGCGGGCGGAAAGATTTGCCAGACGTCAATTCAGGCTTCATTATGGAAGCAGCGCAGTTGGGCGCTGCGATGTTTATTTACAAGGAACGAAGTGTTTGGAAGATGACGTTTATTGGGGGACAATTTATATTCCAGTTTGATACGTTCCTCGCTGACGTGGGTATACTTGGTCCACGTTGCGTGTGTACGGACATTACTGGATTGAAGCACGTTGTTGTGACGCAGGACGACATCATTATTCATAATGGAAACTCCGTCGATAGTATTTTGACGGATAGACAACGGCAGACACTGTTTGGTACTATGAATCGTGATGCGTCGGGAACGAGTTTTATTTTTCTGAATAAAGTTAAAGACGAAGTTTGGTTCTGCTACCCCGAAGCTGGTCAGGTCCAGCCGTCGAGGGCGCTTATTTGGAATGCCAAGGCCGGAAAGGGCGCGATTAGCTTTGCGAGTAACATTACATTCCGTAATGCGGTACTTGGTGACATCCAAGGAGCGGCAGGTGAACTTTGGTCGGACGGGACGGACATCTGGGACACGGATACGGGGGCGTGGTCGCAAGTGTTCAGACAGAAAATCGTATTGTCGGCTCCTGATCCACAGAAGGATTTATCGTACACCAATTATAGGTTCTATCAACTGGATAGCGGTACGACACGGGATGGCGTGGCATTCGCGCCAACGCTGGTACGAGAAGACCTTGGCATTGTTGGACGAAAGACGGATGGCAGTCCGATCAATGACTTTAAGCAAATGAAAATGGTCGATTCGGTGTGGCCCAAATTGAGTGGCGGGAATCCGATTCGGGTGCGTGTAGGATTTCGTCAAATACTTGAGGGGGCGTTGACGTGGCAGGATTACACAACATTTAATCCAACGACGGATTCGTGGATAAATGCAATTACAAACGAGAGTCTTCCGGGCTGCGGTAAAGCCGTTTCGATAGAGTTCTCTGCGACGACTGGCGCGGCGTGGAAGCTGGATGGATACTCAATTAATGTCGAAGTACTAGGACCGTATTGATGCCGTATTTGCCGACGACATGCCCCGACGTACAGAACGTAAGTGACCTTCGAAAGTGGGTCGAAGAAGAATTTCGTCGTGTGTCGCAGTCGACGGCCGTTATTGATGGGGTTCAATTCGTAGTCCTAAAGGTTCCGCCAGCACATATCACTGAGGGTATGCTGGTGTTCGCAGATGGCACTGTCTGGAATCCCGGCGGTGGTAGAGGTCTGTATCAGCGGACAGGTTCCGCGTGGGTGAAGTTATGACTATCGGAACATCGTATGATGCCAGTGATGCTCATGCGGCTCCGCGATATGCGTTGACGCAATTCACGGTCGAAGAGTTTTTCCAGTTCTGGGAATACTTAGAAGCTGCGCTGGATCGAGTCCCGCATACGTGGCGGCATTGGACGAAGGAATATATTTGTACCTCGATCGCTAATGCTACGATGCAGATGTGGGGCGTTGGACGACCACCGAAAGCGACCCTCATTGTTATGACGATGGTCAATGTGTATCCGACGATGAGGGTACTCAACATTGCGTGGGCCGTTGGGGCATTCGAAGATGACATGCTGCCGTTGCTTGATGCGACGTTTACGGATTTCGCTCGTCTCAACTCGTGTGATGAGATTGAGATTCGAGGACGGTTAGGGTGGGAACCGAAGTTGCGTGGTATAGGATTCACTCGTGAGGCGGCGGTGTGGACTCGTTCTGTGCCTCGCGTTACATTGAACTAGGAGAGTATCATGGGCACAGGTCAGCCACAACAGCAGACGACGACGCAGGTACTCTCGCCAGAGCAACGGCAACTCATGAATCTTGCGATGCCGGGCGTCACGCAGTTTGCTGCGAGTGTACCGCAGCGATACCAAGGCTCCACGATTGCGCCGTTTGATCCTAGTCAGGTGGCGGGCCAAGAAGGGGCGCTCACAGCGGCGGGGACACAGACGGACCTCGGTCAGGCAG